AGTGATAAACTAAATGATAGTGAAAAATTAGATTATAAATATAAATTATCAACATTATCTTTAATAGTATTTTTATTTACAAGTATAACTGATTATTTACTATAATAATTTAAAACTAAAGAAAATTGATTTTCTAACAATATTATTTTAGAAGTAGATAGATTATTATTAAAAAACATATCGGAATTATTATAAATAATTAAAAAATTACTATCAATCCCCGCAATTTCTTTATTATATTTTTTTTTCTTATTTTCTATAATTATATAACTATTTTTATTATTATGAAAATAATTTATATATTTTTCTAAATTTAAATAAATAAATTTGTCATCTATTTTATAATTAAGTATATTTATTTTTGATATATCAAAATTAATTATATTATCATTATAATCTGTAAAAGTATAATTTATTATATTATTATTAATAGTAAAAAGGTCTGTATCTTCTGTTGACCATAAATCCCATATATCGTTTTTAAATGTACATATATAATTATATTTTAATATATTATTATCAATAAATATATTAAGTGTTATATATGGCAATAACTTATTTAAATATTTTGGTAAAATAAGTTTAGAAGGTTTAAAAGCTGTCGTATTATAATCTAAATTAATCGTAGATATATCATATTTATTTTGATTTTCATTTTTTAATGAAGAAATTATAAAAGACTTATTAGTTTGTGTTTGTTTGTTAATAATACTATTTTTAATGTCATTATTTAAAATGTTATGTCTTTTAGATTCTAAATCACTTATTTTTTTATGTAATGATACATCATTATTATCTGTTTCATTAGTATTATATCTATCATTAGTATTATATCTATCATTAGTATTATCTGTATTATTGTTATTATTTTCATAAAAATTTTTAATATTTGTTAAACAAATATTATTTAATGTTTTTAAATCATAATTATTTTTACTATATTTTTCTTTAATTAAATTTACCAAATGCGATATGTTTTCATATAATTCTCCTTTATCTATATGTATTTTTAATTTATCTGTTAATAATTTATTAGATCCTTCTAATAATTTATTTTTATTACTTTCTAATATGAAACTATTCATTTAATAATATAATATGTTATTATTTATATAAAAAAAAATTTAAATTATTTATTTACCTGCTTGAGCGGCAGCTTGTTGTGCTGCAAGAGCATTTTGTTTATTGATACTTAGTGGGAAATGATGAGCAATTAGTCTTTGTAGGATAAAATATGTAACTTTTTCCTTATCATTAACATTTAGAATGGCGCGTAGTTTTTCATCAGGGAAAAATTCACGTCTATTTTCTGGATTGTTAAGATTTTTTTCCTTAACATAAGCATTAATAAATCTGGTAATGTCAGTTCTAGATCTTTCAGAACCTTCGGGAATGCCTACAAATTTACATAGGTCATTAGAGATTTTGCATGGCTTTGCAAATCCGGATGGAGATTTCTTAGCATTTTCTCTTTTGCGTTGTACTTTAGCAATTACTTTCTTTTGTTTTTCGTATTCTTTAGTAAGAAGTTTTAGAGTTTGTTGAATAGATTTCATTTCAACTTGTACAGAACTAATTTTATCAGTTAGTTCAGAAATTAGAGTATCGCCTAGTTGTTTTTCTTCTACAACAGTATCAGAAGATTTATCTACATCATCTTTAACAACTACTTCTGGTTGCTTAACTTCCTTTTTAGGTTTTTTTTCTACTACTTCTTTGGCAACAGTAGTAGCTGGTGTTGGTGCGACAGGTTTAGATTTTACAGACTTAGGAGGCATTTTATTTTATAATAATTAATATATTAATATCTTTATATAATTTTTCAATTTTTTTATTAATATGATAATACATATTTCAAATTTTAAACTTTTAAAGGCGTAAAAATACCAAATAATAATTTATTAAATTTATCTTTTTCATTATTATCTAATTTATTCCAATAATCAACATTAATATCAGTATTATTAAATTTTATTTTAATAATTAATGACCCTCCATTAATACCTTTATCTTTTATTTCATATTGTTTAGAAACAAATTGTGGTATATTAATATCTAAATACTCATCATTAATATATTTGATTTTTGATATATAACCGTTTAAATAGTCATATAAGTTATATTTTAGTTTATAGTAAATATTTATTTTATTATTGTCTAGTTTATGTCTAAATTTTTTTTGCTTTATTATTTTAATCTTAATATCTATATCGTGTTGTATATCATCATCATCTATATATATTTTTGTTGTATTTGGAAATGAATCTAGAACATTTAGTTTTATATAGATAGGGTCATTTATATCTTTTAATAATAATTGTAATTTTTTTTTCTCATTATTAATTAATTCTTTGTAAGTAACATTTAAAGTTATTTTATGAATTAGTGGTATATTTGTAAATTTATAAAATTTTTTATTTTTTATAATATTATGGTCTCTAAATATTTTTGCTATATTAGTTACGTAATCTTTTGCATCATTATTCGTTGTTATAAATTCTGAAAACATATTCATCCAGTCATTATATGTATTAAAACCATAATCAAAACCATAATCATCAAAACTATCGTAATAATTATAATTTTCATTATTTAATAATATTTTATAAGCTTCTGCCGCTTCCTTAAACCTGTTATTCATTTCATCGCGTATATTTTGTGGCTCATTTAAAGTTTTGTCTGGATGACATTCTAATGCTATTTTTTTAAAACTTTTTTTTATTTCTTCAATTGATGAATTTTCATTAATACCTAAAATTTTATATGGATTTTTATTCATATTTTGATATATATATTTACTTTAAACTTTATTTTTATATAAATCATTATTAATTAATAATAATTAATGAATATAATTGAGGAAAATTTTCATGATATTATTCATCATAACAAGGATTTATTATTAAAATTTAATTTTATTAAAAATTATAATAATAATGTTTTACTATATTCTGATAATGGATTTCCTTTAGATTTTTATATAAATGAAATAATAAAAAAAAAATTTAATTTAAATATTATATATAAAACTGAAAATGTATGGGAAAAAAATATTAATTATTATGAAAATAAAAATTTTTTTGAAATAGATTTAATGAATCCAAATTTTTCAAAAAATTATGAAGTACTAACAAATTTTATTGCTTATCTTATTAAAATTAAAAATATTTATAATAATAAACATTTAATTATAATCAAACATATTGAACTTTTAAAAGACCATTTCTCAATTTTAAAAATATTGTTAGAAAAATATTCAGAAAATGTTTTTTTTATTTGTACAACATATAAAATTTCAAATATTGAAGATGCAATTAAAAGCAGGTTTACATGTTTTAGAATTTCTTTGTTTAAAACACTTGAAATTGATAATATATTTAAACAATATTTAAATACAAATTTAAACAACTTTTTAATTAAATCAAAGTGTCGTAATATACTATTTGCCTTATTTATTTATGAAGTCGAAAATAAAGAACCACATTTAATTACAGAAGAGTTCTGTAATTTAAAATTTCCACCACTTTACAATTTTATAAAAAATTTTAGTAAAAAAAAATTTAATTTAGAAGAAATACGCAAATTAGCATATAACTGTTTTCAACACAACATTACAATATATGATATTATTACTGATTATATATATATTAATAAAAAAATTGATATGGATATTATAAACACGGCATCTGATTTAGAGCACAAGTTAATTTCAACAAATAAAGGCAGGGAACCTATATATATTGAAGCACTATTATGTTATATTTTGTTATAACATATATAAGAAATATATTTTTCATTTTGATATTTTTTATCTTTTTTTAAATTAAATTTAGTAAATATTTTGTCAAAATGTATAAAAACATCACATTCGTAATAGTCCTTAATAATACTTAAATAAATTTTATCAACTAAATTATTATTTTCTAAAAAATAATTATATAAATAAGACCCTCCTATAATAAAAACATTATCAATTTCATGTGAATTATTACAATATTCCAATGCATTATTTATGTTTGTAAATTTTAATATATCATTACTTGTAAAAATATCATCATTATCATTCCATCTTGTAATTACAATATTTATTCTATCTTTTAACTTTTTAACAGGAAGAGAATTATATGTTTTTGAACCCATTATTACTGCATTTTTCTTAATTTTATCACTAGTTTGCATAGTAATTTCTTTAAATTTATTTAAATCATCCTTTATATACCATGGTATTTTATTATTATAGCCAATACCACCTTCTAAAGTACATGCAAATATTAAAGATACTAATTTAGTCATAATATTTATTAATATATATTAATATAATGTTATATAATTTTAATTTTATAAGTACATTCCTGATGATTCTAAAGGTTTTTTTGTTATTTTTTTACAATATTTATTATAATAATCCATTTTAACCTCATATGGTAGTGTAATTAATACATTATCTATCTTAATATATCTCATCATATTTACCCACGATATAATATTATTAATTTCTCGTTTTAAATTACGTACACCTCCCTCATCGGAACTAGATTGTTGTATCACATATTCGAGTAGTTTATCTTCAAATGTAATATCTCCAGATTTCATATTATATTTAGGCAATAATTCATCAATTAAATAATTTTTAGCAATTGTATATTTCTCTTTTGAATTATACCCATTTACATTTATTGTAATCATTCTATCTTTTAAAATTGGATTTACATATTCCTCATTATTATATGTAAAAATAATAATAGATTTTGATAAGTCTAAATCAATCTCCTGGAAATATTTATCTGTATATTTTTCATTTTGAATAGGGTCTGTTATATGTATCAACGTATTGATAATTTCATCACCGCGCGATGTAGCAGATACCTTATCTAATTCATCAAATAAAAAAACAGGATTCATAACTTGTGCTTTAATTAAACATTCTAATATTTTTCCATACTTAGAGCCTTCATAAGTATAATTAAAACCTGATAGATAAGACGAATCATCAACTCCTCCTAATGATATAAATGCTAAAGGAAAATTCATTGCATTACATATACATTCTTTTACTAATTTAGTTTTTCCTACTCCAGGAGGACCTTTAATTCCAATTACATAACCTGTTTTTTCAGGATTGCTAATCCATTGTGCTAAAATCCTTATAATTTGTTCTTTAGTCTCTTCGTGACCATAAATGTTATTATCTATATTTTTTTTTATATTTTCTAAATATTTAGAAACATCTTGGTCACCTGTTATTTCTAATTTATTATATTTATTAATAGGTATTTTTGATAATGTAGTAACCCAATTATGTAACTTAAAATACTCACTACTTGACTTACACATATAATTTAACTGGTCTAAATTATATATAATTGATTTTTTAACAATATCACTCATATTGTATTTTAATAATTTAAATCGTGTTGGAATATCTTCATTGTTATTATTATTTAAATTTAATTCTAAATCATAAATTTCTTGTTTTTCAGTTTCTGTTAATTTGTTAAAATAATTTTTTTCCTGTTTATTATATTTGCAAAGAACATCTGAATATTTTTTCTTTTTTTTTGATTCCATATTATTTATATCATTATCATCACAATCATTATTATATTCGTCACAATCATCGCCATATTCTTCTAAATCATGTTTTTTAGTATTTAATACAAGAATTACATTACTTTTAAGCAATTTTTCATTTAAATTAACGTTTTCTTCATCGGATTCATCAGATTCGTTAGATACTCCTGGTTTATTTTTTTTTCTTTTTTTACTATATTTTGTGTCATTATATTCATCTTCACTTTCGCTTTCTTCACTTGGAATATATTCATCCGAATTATCATCTGATAAATTATCAGAACTGTTATCTATATCATCATCATTTTTACTATCATCCTTATATTTTCTAAGGGACCTTCTAATCATATATTTATTACAAGTATATATATACTTATTTATTTATATATATTTTTTTACCAATATTTTTTACTAGCATCTTTACGTGTTGCGTAAGCAGAATTTAAAACATAATCATATATACATATTACTATTAATATAAATCCTAATATTAAAATTAAAATTATTTTGCTAGGAAACATATTAAATAATAATAATAAAAATATAATTATTATTGAAAGATATAATATAAAATTTATAAATGTTGTTTGAAATAAAATTTCGTGTTTATATAAATTATTAACATTCATATTTTTAATTGTTTTTTTTTCATAATTTTTTTGATATTCTTGTAAATTTTTCTTTTCTTTTGATAAACTTTTATGAACTTTATTTGATAAATTATTTGCTCTTTCCAAATTAATAGAGTAAATTATTTTTTCTATATTAATAAATTTATTATTAATATATTTTAACAAATCATTACGAATTGTTGAAACTATTAATGTTCTTTTCATTTTTATATTTTTAGTATTGTCACTCTCCCAGTCTGCACCATCTGCTATTGCAATATTCCAACATATAGTTTCCAAGTCTGTACCATTTAAAGTTCTATATAAATCTATATTATTAAGTAATTTATAAATTATATTTTCATCATTTTTAACTAAAACTACACTATCACCAACTTCTATAATTAGATTATCATCAATAGTAATATTATTTATTTTATAATAATATGGGTCTGTATCTATTTCTAGGTCAGCTATTTGATATGGAGACTTATTAAAATATATTCTCATATCTTTCATGAT